ATCATTGTACAAGGACAGACTGTGCTAGGTAATCCATCACCTAACTTAACATCTAAGAGGATTATTGTTTAATGCCTAAAAATTATTTACCAGATCTTAGATTTCTTCCAGAAGGATTAACAAGAGTACATTCTGGGACTCCTCTTAATGATGGTATTACAGTAGGTAACTTTTTAAAAGGTACTACTCTAGATCACATACCTGAAGTGTCTGATAGAATACAGATAGCTCGTAACTTATTACCTCAAGCTCAAATACTCAAAGCTATTGGAGAGAACACAAAACGGTTCTCTAACCATAAGCTTGTTGTAATAGAAGGGTTATACAAAGCTGATCCTGAAGAGCAAATGACAGAAGCAGATACTAATACTAACTTCTTAGCTACTACAGGTAGATCAGTCGTATATGAACTAAGACGAAATGATAAGACAGATAATGAAAAGACATTTGAGCTTGCAAGATACTTACAAGTGTATCATAAGATATATGACAGACTAATTTTAGACTATGATACTTACAATGAAGGTGAATTAAACGTTCAGATTATTATTGAAATGCCTGCTATACCCTCTAGTTATAATATACCCTTTAAAGGTGCAAGTGAGACTAGATTTAATAATAATGTACAAGCGGTAGGGCAGTTAGTAGAGATAACTGAAATACCTAAATCTACAGTAGACTTTCCTGCTAATACCCCAGATGAGGTTGCTGGATATTTCACTATTGGTGATGTTCATTCAAGACAGCTTAAAATATTTGGTGGTAATCCATGGCAGTCATATGCTAATGATAGTAGAACGTCAAGAGATGAGACTATTATTAACAACATTAAGAAAATTAAATCAGGTGAAGTTGTAGTTATATCAGCAGGAGTTAATGATGCTCTAAATTCAAACGATACTCCTGAGCAGATTGGTGCTAGAGTTAAAAAGATTGTTGATGCTTCTTATAAACTAAGTCATGTTATAACATTCTTATTATTCAAAATAACCGACAGAACAACTACTACAAGACAAGTAGCAATAAGACAAGCTATAATTAGTGAGCTTGGGGTGCTTAATGATATTAGAATTGTTGATCTTAATGACTCTCAATATTCATTTGCATCTGACGGAGTGTCTTTAACTAAAGAGTCTTACATATCAATATCAAACATACTAATTTAACTTATAAATAACAGAAATTATTGGAAGACAAATGGCTATAAGAAGAGTTTTATCTACAGAAGATGGTAATCTTCAGAAGAGTACGCTGATATCCTCGCGTGCCGTAGACTATTTGGATATTGATTTAACCTTTGCAAAAAGACCGTCAGGTGATATCTATAAGAAAAGAGACGCAGCTGCTGTTAAGCAATCAATAAAGAATCTTCTTCTTACAGACTTCTATGAAAAACCTTTTCAACCTTTCTTTGGTGGTAATCTTAGAGCTATGTTATTTGAATTAGCTGATGAAGATACAGAAGATGAAGTAGAAGAGAATATTAGAAACGCTATAAACAAGTATGAGCCAAGAGCTGAAATACTTACCATATCTGTTAATGTACTTCCAGATCAAAATGATATGAGAGTATCAGTATACTTTAAAATTATTAGTACACAAGAAACAGTAACATTCACTACGAACCTATCGAGGCTAAGATAATGGCAACTACAATTAAGTCAACTAACCTAGACTTTACGTCGATTAAAAATAACTTGAAGACATTCTTAGCTCAACAAGATGAGTTTGCTGACTATAACTTCGAAGCATCCGGCCTGTCTAATATACTAGATGTTCTAGCTTATAACACTCACTACAATGGACTGATCGCTAACTTCGCTTTGAACGAGTCATTCCTTGGGACTGCGCAGCTGAGAAGCTCTCTCGTGTCGTTAGCCGAAGGTATTGGTTACATTCCAAAATCAAGAACAGCATCTAGAGCTGTTGTTACTTTCTCTATTAATCTTTCTACACTAGCAGAAAGACCTACAACGGTGTCTTTAGCGCCAGGTGTAGTATTTGAAAGCTCTATTGATGATATTACTTATACATTCCAAACAAGGGAAACTGTAACAGCTACTGATGACGGTTCTGGTATATATTCATTTAAAACAAATGCTGGATCTACTAACATAGAGATCTTTGAAGGTACTCAGAAAACTAAAACGTTTATTGCAGATGCAATATCTCAAGATGCTTTATATATTATACCTGATAAGAACTTAGATGTAGATACTGCTATAGTTAGAGTATATGAGAGTCCTACATCTGTTGCTTTTACGACATATCAAAATTTAAAACAGGCTACACTAATTAACGCTGCTACAGCTCTTTACATCTTAAAAGAATCTCCTAATGAGTTTTTTGAATTGTCATTTGGTGATGGTATTACATTTGGTGTGACTCCAAAGGCTGGATATAAAATAGAAGTTGATTATCTCTCTGTACAAGGTCCAGCTGCTAATGATGGTGCTTTATTTACTCCTATATCTCAAGTTAATGTAGGTGGTACAGGTTATACTATAACAGCTCAGACAGTTACTAACTCACTTGGTGGAGATATAAAAGAAACTAATCAATCTATTAGAACAAATGCTCCATTCCAATATGCTACTCAGAATAGAATGGTTACCGCAGATGACTACTCATCTCTAGTATTAAGAAACTTCTCTACTCTTATTCAAGATATAAAATCTTTTGGAGGAGAAGATGCTCTAGAACCTGAGTTTGGCGCTGTATATATGTCTATTGTATTTGAAGATGATGTACCTCTATCTACTCAGACTACAACTAAGAATAGTATTCAGGACTTAGTAGATCAATTATCTGTTGTATCATTTAGATTAAGATACTTAGACCCTGTTACTACATTTATTGAAACAAATACATTCTTCCAGTTTAACCCTAAACTTACTACATTATCTTTAAATAGCATTACTGATAATGTTAACACTATAGTAAGAGAGTACTTTAATACTAACACAGGTAAATTTGGGCAAGCTTATAGACGTTCAAACATACTCACATTAATAGATGAAGTATCTCCTGCAGTACTTTCTTCTCGTATGGAAGTGAAGATGCAGCAAAGAATTGTACCTAGATTAGATGCTCAGAATGATTTTAATTTAAAATATCCATCCTCTATTGCTCCATCAGATGATGTAAACTATATTGTAGATAGTACTCCTTTCAATATTGATAATAGAGCTGGAAAAATAAGAAATAAATTAAGCAGTAATAAACTTCAAATTGTTACTCTAGATGGTTTAACTACTATTGTAGATAATGTAGGTAGCTTTAATGCTGCAGATGGCACTCTCTCCTTAGTAGGGTTTAAACCTAGTAGTATTATAGGAGGAGTTAACTATATCAAAGTCAGTGTTACTCCTGCTAATCAGAGTGCTATTGCTCCACAGAGACAAGACATTCTTAAGTTTGATGAAGACCCGTCATTCGCATCCTCAGTAATCGTAACGTCAGTGTAGAGTAGTTATGCCCAGAGATTATACATTAAAAGATAACCTTCGTAGAGATTATAGATTTACTGACCATCATGCAGTAGAACAAGTCTTACCAGATTATTTCAAAGCAGATTATCCTAAACTTGTTCAGCTACTTGAATCGTATAATCAATTTGAAGACTCAGACCAGTCTCCAGCTAGACTAGTGCATGATGTTATTACTGCAAGAGATATTACAGCTAATGATTTATCTTTGTTATCCTTTATTGAAGATGAATTACTTCTTGGTCAATCCTACTTCGAAGGATTTACAAATAAAAGAGCGGCCGCTAAATTCTCTAATAACCTGTATAGATCAAAAGGTACTCTATATTCTATACAACAATTCTTTAGAACATTCTTTGGTGTTACTCCTGATGTAAGATACACAAAAGAAGATAGATTTATGGTAGGGGAAGATGCCTCTAGAATTGGATTTGACTCTCAGAAGTTTTTAACAGATGATAAACTATATCAAGTGTTTGCTATCTTAATCAAAGCTGATATTCCTGTAGATAGATGGAGAGAAGCTTATAAGCTCTTTGTACATCCTGCAGGAATGTATTTTGGAGGACAAGTATTACTTGAAGCAACAGGAAGCTTTAATTTTGGTATTATGCCAGACTTCGAAGTTATTAATGTTGATCCTGTTGTACAAGGTGAAGCATCACTCGGCGCTGGACTACTGGTAACAGACTTAACAGGTGAAGTAGATTCAGATGGTAGAGGGACATACGGCAAACTAAGAATAGATCTACCAGGTTCAGTAGAAGAGATACAGAATATCTCTATCGATGAGCTTAACCAGAACTACAGATCTATTAGCGAACTTGTTGGTACTAGCTCACCAAGTATGG